TCACGCGCCGAAGATTTCGTCCAGCGCGTCCTCCGCCTCTTCGTTGGTGGCGGTATTTTCCGGGGTTTCCTCCTCGGGCGGGGGCGTCCAGTCGGACTGGAATCCCTCGTTGATGGCCGTCAGCGCCTCCTCGTCAGTAGCGGTCTGGGCCCGGATGATAGTCAGTACCTGGGCGGTCACATCTCCCCCGGGCGTCACCGGGGGCGTGAGCTGGGCGGCGTCCACCCTCCGGAGCACTTTGCTGGTGGCGCACCAGACCGTATCCCGGTGCTCCGCCCCCTTGTCTCCGTATATGCCCACCCGGAGGACCGCGCCGCCCTCGGCGAGACAGGCCGACGGGATGATGCAGCGGTCGTCCACCAGCGGCACCGGGGGCTGTTCCACCCCGCCCGCCTCAAAGACCGCCGTCTTGTCAAAGCCCTCCCAGCTCTCGTCAAAGGTGAACTCCACCAGATAGAGCCGGTCGGAGCCCTGCATCAGGCTCTCGTCGCCCACAAGCCAGGCAACGGCTTTCTTTACTTTGATTTCCAAACGCGCTCCCTCCTCATTGAACGGCTCCGTTGCCGGACAGCTCCAGCCGGATGATGGCGACGGTCAGATCCATCGTCGGTTCCTCGTCGCAGGTGAACGCCAGCGTCCCGGAGACGGTGATGTCCTTGGGCTGGACGTTGCACCCGATGAACTCCTCCCTGCTCGCCTGGTCCGCGCTCAGCAGGTACTTGTGGGTGGAGAGGGCCAGCAGACGCTCGTCCGATACCTCCGCGCTTCCGTCCTGCCAACTCTCCTTCGGGATGATCAGATCGAAGGAGATGCCCAGTACGTCTCCCGTGCCTGTGCCGTTCCGGCCGTTGTAGACCTGGACCTGATAGGAGCTGCCGTCCGTCATGGAGACGGTGTAAACGTCCGTGCTCCCGGGGCTGTGGTCGCCGCCAGTCTGCTCGATGCTTTGAATGCCGTTCCCGGTGGGGCCCACCAGCTCGCAGGAGATATGCGTGTCCACATATGCCTGTGTCCCGGCGTCCCAGATCCACCAGGTCCCATTTTGAGGCTTCGGCGGCTTTCCGCTGTACTGCTGCGCGGACTGGGCGCTCTGCACCGCGGTCTCACGGGCGGCCTCGGCGGCTGTTTTCGCTGCCTCCGCGTCGTCTTTGGCTGAAACGGCCGTCAACGCGTCCTCCTCGGCGCTCTCCTTGGCGGTGACAGCCTCGTCCCGGGCGGTCCCGGCGGCGGCTTTTGCGTACAGGGCGGTCTCTTCAGACGCCTTGGCGTTTTTCTCGCTGGCCGCGGCCTTCTCCTGGGCGGCTTCTGCGGCGGTCCGGGCGTCCTGGGCCGTCTTGGCGTCTGCCGTTGCCTGCGCCCCAAGCGTCTCCACCTCGACGCACACAGCCTTGGCCCGTTCCTCCGCTCCCTTGGCCTCTGCCTCGCTGAGGGCGGCCGCGTTTTTGAAGTCCTCCGCCTCTCCGGCCTTCTGGACGGCGGCGTCCTTCGCCTGCACGGCGGTCTGTTCCGATGCCTGCGCCCGTCCGGCGGCGTCCACGGCCTCCTGGGAGTAGCGTTTCGCGTTCTCCTCCGAGACGGCAGTCTGTTCCTGCGCGGCGGCAGCCATTCCGGCGGACTCCTCTGCCCGTTCGGCGTCGGCTTTCGCCTGCTCCGCCGAGGCGGAGGCCGAGTCCTTGGCGGTGTGGGCGTACTCCATGGCGCTGGAGGACTCCTGGTTCATCGCGCTCAGCGCGTCGTGGATGGAGCCGCGCACCTCCTCGCCGTAGATGGCGTCCAGGATCTTCTGCAAATAAACGCTGATATTGGCCAAATCACTTCACCTCTTCTCAGTCCTCCAGCATCCAGTCCACGGCCAGGATCTCCTCTCCGGACAGGGCTCCGACGGCGTCCTCATATTTGGCCGTCATCAGCTCCACCTCGTGCTCCATCTCGTTGAACTGGGCCAGCTCGTCGCTGAATGTCTTGAAGTTGGGGGAGTCCACCCGGATCTGGACGATGGGCGCGCCCTTGTCGTCCGTCCCCGCCTCGCCGTACTTCTCCAGCAGCTCCCGGCGGATGGTCTCGTACTCCACCAGGGAGTTGGACAGCATCCGGCAGTTCCTGGCGGCGATATAGCCGATCCGGTCCCTGCGGGAGAGCAGAGGCTGGAGCTGGTGGAGCATTTCCATCATGCGGGCGTTTTTCAGTGTTTTCTTCATGTTTCCTTTCCTCCTGTGGGCAGTCCGTAAACCTTGGCGCTGCTGAAATCCACCGTTCCATTGAAATAGATCACAGAGCCGCGCTCCCCAATGCGGATATACCCGCCGTCCGGGCTGTAAATATTGATGTACGGTACGTCGCTCTCGTAGTATTCGATCGTCAGGAAATGGTACCGGCGGCCGGAATACTCGCCGTGCAGGTTAAAGCTCCCGTAACGTCCGTCGGAAATGACGTTGAACTCGCTTCCGTAGAACTCTCCGCCCTCGATGATTGGGGCGCGGATGGTGGTGGAATCGATGTAGGTGTTCTTGATGTAATAGGGGAACTCAATGGAGTTGGCCAGCTTATACGCCCGGTTTGCCCGGTCATAGGCCACCTCCGCCTCGGAATAGGCCTCGTCCGCCAGGTTGTAGGCGTTGTTCGCCAGCGAATACGCCGGGTTGGAGGTGATGTTCTGGTTGCTCACCTGGGCCCAGTTGATGGTGCTCCCGGCCTCCATGGTCACCTGGCCGTTGATCGTGATAAGCCCCGTCGGCCCCACGGAGAAGGTGACGGTCCCGGTGCTCTTGTTGGTGATGGTCAGTCCGTACAGGTCCAGATACCCGGCCGTGAACTTCTCCTTGGCCATGTCCAGCATACTGTTCCCGTACTTGTCCAGAAAGTCCTCCGCCTGCACCGTGCCCCCGAAGGTGCCCTTGGCGGCCAGCAGCGTCCCAGCGAAGGTGCCTCTCCGCGCGGTCAGGTTTCCCTGCTCGTCCACGATGAAGTTCCCGCCGATGTTGATGGAGCCCTTTTTCATGGTCAGCATCCCCGTCGTCATATCCAGGGAGAAGTTGCCGCTGACGTCCTTGAGCACCCCCGCCCGGATCACGTCGGCGCTCAGCACTCCCGTGTTGACATAGTTGGCCACGATGGAGCCGTCCATGGTGATGGCCAGCCCAAAGCTCTTCCCGCCGTCGTTGGAGTACCCAAGGCCGTTCATGTTCCATTTCCACAGCTTGTCCGCCTTGGCATAATCCCGGACGTTGGAAATATACAGCGTGTCCGAGCCGTACTCGTCCCGGGTGATGGTGATGTAGCCCGTGGTCGCCATATTCATGATGTGGGTGGCGTTCTCCTGGGCCTCCTTGAGGATGGAGTGGGCCTTGGGCAGGCCGTCGATCTTCTCCAGCACCGCCGCGTTGGTCTGGTTGTTTACGCTGGTCAGGCTCACCTTGACGGAGTCCCCCATTTTGAACTGGGTGTTCTCCGGATGGTCCAGCGGGATCTCCAGCTTGGTCACCGGGAACATCCTGTCCAGCCCGTGTGGGCGGGAAATGACCCGGATCTCGTCCAGCAGCTTGACCGCCTCCGTATCCACGTCCAGATAGTGCAGGTCCAGGGCGCTCAGCTCCAGCTCCAGATTGTCGAACTGGAGATCCGTCAGATAGGCTTTGGCCTTTTCCAGCAGGACCGTCGGGTCGCTCACGTCGTCCCAGCTCACGGTCTTTGCGATCCAGCCGTACTCCTTGACGGCCTCCTCCGACTGGACGTAGATGCTCCCGTCATTCACGCTCTCCACCGTCAGATAGGCGTCCAGCGCCTCGATGGGGCTGTCGTCCAGCCGGTTGCCCAGCGGGATAATGGCGGTGGCGTACTCCGTGGAATCCCAGTTGCGGGTGAAGTCCAGCAGATTGGAGCCGAACTGGATGACCTGGCTGCAAGTATCTGGGTACTCCTTCAGATAGTCCAGATACCGCGTGCCGTTTTCCTTCCGCACCCGGAGGTGTCCGCCGTAGGACTCCACCAGGGCGTTGAGCACCTCCATGGTCTTCTCATAGTTGGTGTGATAGCTGGGAAAATCCTCGTCCGCTACCGTCACCGCGCCCACCGCAAACCGGCGGTTTCCCCCCACCTGGCTGTTGTGGACCTCGATGAGGGACTTCAGCAGTTCCCGGATGGACGATCCGGCGTATTCCGCTGGCGGCTGGGCCGAATCGTTGAAAAAGGCCAGCTCTCCCTCGCAGTAGAACACCCGGTTGTTCCAGAAATCCCTGCTCTCCGAGAGGGCCCGTCCGGCCCAGATCTCCTCTCCGTGCTTTCGCACCGAAATATCCGTGACCATGCGCACGATGGTGCCATAGGCCGCGTTGGTCGGGGGGAGCGTCAGCTCCAGGGAGCCTGCCGCGCTGTCCTCCAGAGTCAGCTTCGGGTCTATGACCTTCATATTGTCCAGCGAAGATACATCGTTATAGATGCACACGCCGTCCGCGTAAATACTGTACATCGGTCACAACCTCCCAGCTCTGAAATCCACGGAGACCGTCCCCGTTCCGGTGTCGCACCAGAGCTCCAGGGTGGCGCCCTGCCCTCCGAAGAATACAAACTCCGGAAACTGCATTGTCCCGTCCGGGAGCAGCTTGGTCTCGTCCAGCCCCAGCGTCGGGTTAACAAAGCGGATGTGTACGCCCCGTTCGTCGCTGCTGGAGGTGCGGAACTCCGGGCAGACCGGGGCCCGCCCAAAGAGGACGGCGTCCAGCCGCAGGGTCTTCTTTTCATCCGTCACGGCGATGTTCTTGAACAGCGTCGTCCGGATCACGCCATTTTGAAAGTTGAACGGGTCCCACAGCCAGTCGTCCGTGGAAGACAGCACCGACCATTTATAGGGGCCCACATCGTAATCAATAGTGATGCGGGACCAGTCCTTTTCCGACTTCCAGGTGTTGACGGTGAACCGCCCCTCGTAGAAATACTCCGGGTCGTCTTCCAGAATGGCCCGGAGCTTCTGCCCGTGGAGATAATCCATAATGTCGGAATAGGCCATGTGCCAGGGCTTGAAGTCGTTCATCACGATCAGCTCGATGGAGCCCGTCCGGTTCTGGTACACCGGGTACCCGGTGAGAGACTGGGATAAATCGATGACCCCGTCCCCACCGGGTATTTCCAGCGCCTTTACCTTCTGTGCAGGCGGATTGAACACCGGCCGGGAGGAGGGGACCAGCCGCCAGTCATCCCAGGTGTTCTTTTCGCCAAAGGTAATGGAATGGTACAAAGCTCAGTTCCCCCTTCCTCTTCGTGCTGCCCTCTGCCCGAGGGCGTTGTCCATGGGCGCGGCCAGCTCTCCCACCAGCCTGCCCGTATCCATGACTACCCGCATCCGTTCCATCCGGTCCATCATGCCGGCCATTTCGCTCCGCAGGGAGCGCAGCTCTTCCACGATGTCCCCGTTGTCAACGCTGACGGTCATGCCGCCGTCCCGTCCGGAATCCCGGAGCGAGATGCTCGCCTGGCCCGCGAGGCCGATGGTCCGCTGAGGGTAGAACAGGCTGTTCAGCTGGCTGGCTCCCCGGCTCACGTCGGAGAGGTCCAGCACCGGGCGGATCGTGGGCTGCGCCTCCATATCCCCGCTGAGAAGTTCAATGGCTGCGGACATGGCGGCTGAAATGCCCTCTGAGGCGGAATCGGCAATGCCGGCTCCGGCGTCGTAGGACCTTCCGGCGTAGTCCGCGATCCCTTTCACAAAGCCGAGGCCTGTGAAGTTGCCCAATTCCCGGAAGACCCGGGAAGGGGAGTTGATGTCCAGCGTGTCCTTCACTGCTTCCACGCCTGCCAGCGCCATGCTGGTCAGCTCGTCGATAAAGGAACTCCTGCTCTGAGAGACGCCCTGAGCAAGCCCCTCTGGGATCTGCTGGCCCGTTTCCGTCCAGCCCGCCTCCTTCAGGATCTTCGTGGCCGCCTCTGTCATGGCCTTCATCTCGGCTTCGGTGTCCTTTTTGATCAGCCCCACATTCTCCGAGAACTCCTTGCGCAGCGATTCCAGCTGGCTGCTGGTGTCCGCCTCCAGCTGGTCCATTTCCGCCTGCCAGGTGGCCCGGTATTCCTCCAGTTCCACAGCGGCGTCTTCCCGCAGCTGCGCGATGCTGTTCTGGGTCTCAATGCGCAGGCTCTCCAGTTCTGTGGTAGCCTGATCCCGGGCCTGGGCGTGCTTCAGCGACCAGAGGGAGACGTATTTGTCCAGCTCCTCATCGCTCATGGAGTTGAGGGCGCGGATCTCCGCGATGGCCGACGGCCCCATCTCCTGGAGCTCGCCGATCAGCTCGGAATCGACGCCTTTCGCGGAGAGCTGCCCCAGGATATCCTGCCATTCGCCGAACTCCTGCACCTGGCCCTCCAGGTTCTTCATCAGCGTCTCGCTGCTGACCGACTCCTTCTTCGTCACCTCATCAAAGAGGCCGTAAGACTGATAGAGGCTCTTGGTGCGAGACTTTACCGCGTCCTGATACTGGTCGTTCAGGGACTGGATGTCCTGTTCCAGCTGCTCGTTGATGGACTTGACCTTGTCGGCATACTCCTGCTCCAGCTGGAGCCGCTGCTGATTAGCGGACGCCTGGACCTCCTGCACGTCGGAAATGTACTGCTTCTGGGCCTCGTAGATCTCCTTCTCCATCTCGTAGACCTTCCGGTCCATCTCCTTGCGCTCGTCGGTACCGGCCGCGTAGCGGCTCTGCACCCGCTTATAGGCCGCCAGCTCGTCGGCCAGGCTCAGCCGGCCGTAGTTCTTCTCCTCCTCGATCCAATCCATGGATCTCTGATAGGACTCCTCCATCAGCTGGTTCCGGAGGCTGTACACCTCCCTGTCGATCTTCTTGCGTTCCTCGCTCCCCTCCAGGTATCGCTTCTGCATCCGCTCATAAGCGGCAAGCTCCTCCTCGGTGCTCAGGCGGTTGTAATACTTCTCCTCCTCGATCCAGTCGAGAGAGGCCTGATAAGTGGAAGATACCAGCTCATTTTGAACCCGATAAACCTCCCGGTCGATCTTGATCCGCTCTTCGCTGCCTGCCCGGTATTTCTTTTGCAGGTTCTCCCACCCGGCAAGCTCGTCCATCAGGCTCAGCTCGCCGTAGTACTGCTTCTCGCTGGCCCACTCCTGAAAGGCGTCGATCCCCTTGGAGCTGACCTTGATGACTTCGTCGATCATCTTGGATGTAGCCTGGGCCGCGGGAACGATGCTGTTCCTGGCGCCGATGGCCAGGCCCTCGCCCATGTTCTCACCCAGATGAATGAACTCACGGGAGGGGGAATGACTGTCCAGGGCCTTCTTTGCCGCGTTCAGAGCGGCCAGGCCAAGGCTCCTGCCGGCGGAGCTGGCATTGCTCAGCTTGGACCGGACGCCGATGACAAAGCCGTCGCCCACGTTTCTGCCGGCGGCGGTGAACTCGGCCTTCATGCTGTTGATTTCCCGGACCGACGCCTGGAGCGCCGTCCCCATAGCGGAACGGAAGGCTCCGGACGAGGAGGTGATGGTGCGGCACATGTCCGCCATCAATCCTTTTATCGCGTCCCGGATCACAGCCGCCTTGCCGTCCACGATTTCAGCCATGGACCCCACAAGGGCGCTCATGGCCCCGTTGACCGTGGATACGTTGGCGGCAATGGACACGCTGACGGTGGACAGCATACTGCCGACAGCGCCGTTGATGGTATCCCCGCAGTTGCGGAAGGCGTCGGCAAAGCTGCTGACTCCGGCGTCGCCCATCCTCCTCATGCTGTCCGCAAAGCCGGAAAGCCCGGCGGTGCTGACGCCGTTGACCCCCTCCGCCAGTTCCAGTAGGTTCCATACCTGGGCCACTACATCGGACATCTGCCGGATATCGATACCGGAGATCTGGTCGTAGTAGTCCTGCATGGATGCGCCGAATTTGGAGATCTCGTTTCCGAAGGACGCCAGGGTCTGGTCCCCTCCGAACCACTTGTCGAACAGGCTGCTGTCCGGCAGCCCCGTGGCCAGATTGGACAGCGCCTGGGCGGCGTTGGCCGAGGCCGTCACCGCCTCCGGCTGTACGCCCTTGATGGCCTCCGCATAGGCGGCCAGATCTTCGCCAAAGGCTGTAAGGTCGCTGCCAAATGCGGAGAGGTCGGTCCCTCCGGTGAAGAAGGAGATCAGACCGCCCGTATTGGGCAGGGTTTTGGATAGTTCCACCAGCGCCTGACCGGCAGAGGCTGAGGCCGTTACCGCCTCCGGCTCGACTCCGGCTACCGCGCTGCTGTATTGCCGCATGGCGTCCCCAAAGGGTACGATGCCGGCCGCAAATACGGAGAGGTCCGCCCCGCCAGTGAAGAATTCCATCACGCCGCCCATATTGGGCAGGGCTGTCTGGAGCTGGACCAGGGACTGGGCCGCCACAGCCGAGGCCGTCACCGCCTCGGGATCAATCCCCGCCACAGCCTGACCATATTTCCGCATGGCGTCCCCAAACGCGATGACGCCGGCGGCAAAGGTCTCCAGGTCATTTCCGCCTGTAAAGAAGGTCATGACCCCGCCCACATTGGGGAGGGCCGTCTGGAGCTGTGCCAGGGATTGCGCCGCTATGGCGGAGGCCTCCACCGCTTCCGGCTGTACGTCGGACACGGCGATGCTGTATTTCCGCATGGCGTCGCCGAAGGGCACAATGCCCTCCGAGAAGGCGCCCAGATCATTGCCCCCGGTAAAGAAGGACATGACCCCTCCCACCTGAGGCAGGATGCTTTGCAGCTCCGCCAGCGACCGGGCCGCCGCGGCCGAGGCCTCCACCGCTTCCGGGTTCACGTCGGCCACAGCCTCTCCGTAGGCCTTCATGGCCTTGCCAAACGGCAGGATGCCCTCTGAGAAGGTCCCCAGGTCGTTTCCGCCCGTGAAGAAGGAGACGATGCCTCCCACGCTGGGCAGGGCTGCCTGGAGCTCGGCCAGTGCCATTGCCGCAGTGGCGGATGCCGACACGGCCTCCGGCTTGATGTCCGAGATAGCCTCTCCATAGGCTTTCATCGCCTCGCCGAAGGGCGTAATGCCATTAGAAAATGTCTCAAGGTCGTTCCCGCCGGTGAAAAACTCCATCACGCCGCCCACGCTGGGGAGAGACGCCTGGAGCGCGGCCAGAGCCCGAGCCGCCGTGACAGAGGCCGCCACAGCTACCGGGTTCATGCCGCTCACCGCGTCGGAATAGGCTTTCATACCTTCCCCAAAGGGGATCAGACCATTTGCGAAGGTCTCCAGGTCATTTCCGCCCGTGAAGAAGTCCACCACCCCGCCCACGTTAGGCAGGGTATTTTGAAGTTCGGCCAGCGCTTTCGCCGCTGTGGCCGAGGCGGTCACCGCGTTGGCGTCCAAGCCGGCCAGGCTGTCGGAATAGGCTTTCATCGCCTCCCCGAAGGGCACCAGCTGGTCGCCAAAGGTCTCCAGGTCGTTGTCTCCTGTGAAGAACGCCACCAGCCCTCCCGTATTCGGGATGGTATTGGCCAGCTCCACCAGCGTCTTCCCCGCGATGGCCGAGCTGTTCACCGCGTCGGCGTCCAGCCCCTTGACCGCGTCGGAATAGGACTTGATAGCCCGGCCAAAGGGGACCAGATTTTTCCCAAAGGCGTCCAGGTCGTTGCCTCCGGCGAAGAACTCCACCGCGCCTCCGCTGTTGGGCAGGGTCGCCGCCATTTCGGCCAGGGCTTTCCCCGCTGTTGCGGCGTTGGCCACCGCATCGGCGTCAAGACCCTTGATGCTCGCGGCGAACCGCATCATGGACTCGCCGAAACCAACCAGTTGGTTTCCGAACTCGCCCATATCGTTCTCTCCGGTGAAGAATCCGGCTACGCCTCCGCTGTTGGGCAGGGTCGCCGCCATTTCGGCCAGCGTTTTGCCTGCGATGGCCGCGGTGCTCACCAGATTTCCGTCCAGGCCGGAGATGGTGTTGGAAAATTTCATCATCGCCTCGCCGAAGGGGACCAATTCCTCGGCAAAGGCGGACAGAGAGGAACCTCCGGTCAGCCAGGAAGTCAGGCTTTCCAGCAGGTCGGCGGCCGTAATCAGAAGGATTGCCTCGGTAAGGGCTTTTACGCCGTCCAGCATGGAGGCGTCGATGCCGCGGGCTCCGTCAATAAACGGCTGCACATTGGTCATAAACTGGGCCAGATCTGCCCCGATCTGCGGGAAGGAGCCGGATACGCCGCTCATGAATCCGCCGACGATGCCGCCGATGAATCCGCCAATGGCGCTGCCGATGGTCTGCAAGAGCTGCCCGCCCTCGCTGATGAGCCACTCCAGCCCGGGAATCTGGGCAAGACCGCCCACCGCCGCCAGGACCAGAGCCAGCTCCGCGATGACTACGCCGAGACCGAGGACTCCGACCATGGCCGAGGGGATAAGGCCGGCCAGCGCTCCCAGCGCCACCATAATGCCGCTCAGCAGCCCGATCCCGACGATGCCCTTGAGCAGGGCGTCGGTATCGATCCCGCCGAGAGCCGATACGATACCGGAGAAGAAGGACATGAGCAGATCAATTGCCACCTGAATCAGCGCCGGCATGTTTCGGGCAATCCCCTCGATCAGCCCGATCAGGAACCCCATCAGAGAGTCCACGATCTGGGGTGTGTAAGTTGCCAGGGCCGCCAGCACCCCGGAAATCAGCTCCAATGCGCCGTTGGCAATCGCAGGTACACATTCCACCAGCACATCCACCATCGTGAGTACCAGCGCCTTGACTGCCTCTCCGATGGCGGGGGCACCGTTTGCAATCACTTTGGCAAACTCCACCACGGCCTCGCCCAGCTTTTGGGCAATGGCTGGGATCAGCGCCGCGATACCGGTGATGATGGAGGTCAGGCCGGCCACAATAATGGCTACGCCAGCCCCCAACGAGGCGGCGAGAGCCGTGATCCCCACCGCAATGGCGGAGAGTCCGGTTCCAACCAGAAGAAGGCCTGCGCCCATCCCGGCGACGCCAACACCGATCAGAGCCAGAGCGCCGCCGAGCCCCAGAATGGTGGGGAGAAGAGGCGTCAGCAGAGCGCCGGCCGCTCCGATCACGGTGAACGCTCCGGCCAGTGTTACAAGCCCCTTGGCGATGCTCTCCCAGCTCATGCTGCCCAGCGTGACCAGGACGGGCGTCAATACGGCCAATGCGCCGGCGGCCACCAGCATGGCGGCGGAACCGGCAAGCGTGCCGTTCATGGCGTTCAGGCCGATGGCCAGCTCCGCCAGAGCGCCGCCCATCGTCACAAGGCTTTTGGCGACGCTCTCCCAGCTCATGCCCCCCATTTTGGACAGGGCGGAGGCAAGCACGTTCAATGCGCCGCCCACCACAACCAGCCCGGCCCCAAGAGAGACCATGTTCTTGGGCATGGCCCGCATGGCGACCGCAACCTCCGCCAGGGCGCCGCCCATGGCCAGGAGGCTCTTTCCGATCTCAGCCAGGCTCATCCGCCCGAAGTCGGCCATGGCGGAGGCGAATATCTTCATCGCCGCCCCAATTTCAACCATGGCAAACCCGGTTGCCGTCAATCCGCTGGCACTTCCGGTCAGCTTGGTAAATGCGGCGATCTCCAGAAGAAGGGCCCCGATAGACCCCAGCCCCTTGGCCAGCTCGCCCAGATTCATCTGCCCAAAATCCTTGCAGGCGGACGCGAATACCTTCATGGCCCCGGAGAGGACCAGAATGCCGGCAGCGGTTGAAACGGGCTTTCCGCTGAATTTCGCCGTATTCAGGAACAGCGATACCTCCGCCAGCAAAACGCCGACGCCGGTCAGCCCCTCGACCATCCCCGCCAGATCCAGCTGGCCCAGGTCCACACAGGCTGAGGCCAGGATTTTGATGGCTCCGGCAAAGATCACCATCTGGGCCGCCCCTTTGACGACCGTCTTTCCGCCGCTGTTCAGGGCCTTCATGACCACCACCATGGCGGTCATCAATCCGGCGACGCCGATCAGCCCCACCGCCATCTGCTCCGGCTCCAGCGACGCGATCGTCCTCAGGGCACCCGCCAGCAGCAGCATGGAGGCGGAGAGCCCCAGCATAGCTGTTGTGCCCTTGATGACACCTTTGACCTGCCCGCTGATTTTGGTGAATACGCCCATGGCGATCGTCAGCTCCGCAAACAGGACGGAGAGCGCCCCCAGGGCGTTGGTCAGCTTCTCGCTGTCAATGGTGGCAATGACCAAGATAGCCCCCGCCAGAATGGCAATGGCGCTTGCGATTTTCAGCAGGGCACCCGCCTTCAGCTGGGTCTGGTAGGCCTCAAAGCAGCCCCGGACTCCGTCCAGGATGTCTTTGACATTGTCCATCAGGCCGCCCACGTCGTCGAAGGCTTTGGTCAGGCTGCTCATAAATTTGGTAATGCCCAGAGCGATGCCGCCCAGGGAGATACTGTTGAGCAGATCCAGCGCGCCGCTGAAATCCGCTCCGCTCAGCGCCTCCACAATGCCGCTGCCCAGGCCGCCGACCACGTTCAGGATGCCTGTTATAACGGTTTTTACCCCGCTGAAGATCGCCTGGAACATCTGGAGGAGCTTGCTGCCCTCCACGGCGGCGTCCATGCTGTCCACGGTGTCGCTTACGCCGGACCCGAGACCGGAAACCGCGTCGATCACCTGCCCGATCCGGGCCTGTACGTTCTGCAAGACGGCCTGAAAGCCTTCCAGCCCCGGGGCCTTAAACGCTCCGGAAAGCAGGCCGGCAAGGGTCTGGAGGGCGGAAGATACCCAGCCAAGAACAGTGGAAATGCCCTGGGAGATGCGCCGAAACACCTCCCCCTCCCTGGCCGCCCGGTTAAGCCCAGTTAGGAAATCGCCGATTACGGCGGTTACAGTAAGGATGGCGTCGGCCAGCGACCCGACCCCTCCCGCCATGGGAAGGACGGCATTGACCACCGCCATAACGCCCTGACGGACCAGGTCGAGGATGGAAAACAGCCCCTGGAAAGTCCGCCTTACCTTATCCGCCGTCTCGTCCGACAGGATCAGCCGCTCGGAAAAGCTGCGCAGCGTCTCCGTCAGCGCGTAGAGCTGGTCGGCGGTGGCCGGCGGGAAAATATCCCGGAACGCGTCCTTGATTGGAACGATGACGCTCATCAGCCCCTTGGCCGCATTCCAGACGGCCTCGATCAGGTTCTCCCGTCCGGAGGGGCGGATGATTTTCTCCGCGAATTCGTCCATAGAGACGGAGCCGTCCCGGAGGCCCTTGTCCAGCTCTTCGATCTGGGCGACCATCTCCGAGGTGTAACCCGCAGCCTTCCGCTCTGCCTGGGACATGCCGGTCATCTTGTCATGGAGATTGTGGACGGCCTGCGTCAGCGTATCGGAGGAGACTACCCCCTCGGACAGGCCCTTTTTCAGCGCGTCGCTGAAGCTCTCCGATTCGCTCACCAGCTTCTCGAAGACGTCGCCGCTTTTTTGGGCCTCCGCCCGGATTTCCTCAATAAAGCCGGCCTCGTCTGCAATCCCCTGATTGAGCAGCTGCTTCCAGCCGGAGCTGAGCCCGCCGCTGAGCAGCTCGTTTCTGGCGTTTGACATTTCGCCGATCAGGCCGCCCAACGTGCCGGAAATCTCGGTCAGCAGCTCCTTCGCCTCGTCAAAGTCGCCCATCAGGATCTCCCAGGTCTCGGTCCATCCGGACTGGGCGCTCTCCTTCAGAGTATCCCACAGCTGGGTGAAGGTCTTGACCTTGGTGGCGGCGTCTTCAGCGGTCCGTGCCATCTGGGCGATCTCTTTGGCCTGACTCTCAGAAAAGCCCTGCTGGATGAGATCCGCCTCGGTATACGCCCCGGCGAACTGCTTCAGCGTCTCCGTAAGCACCTCGGTGGTGAGCCATTCGCCCCGGGTCAGGGATTCCCGGAACGAGCCGTACATATTGATGGCGTTTTGGGCTCCCGTCCCCAGCAGCTCGGAGGTCCGGACCAGGGCGTCCTGGAATACCTTGCCGCCCATACCGGCGTTGACCACCGAGTTCCAGTCCATCAAGGAAACTTTGCCCGCAGCCAGGGCCTGGGAGAGCTGATACATGGCTGTGGAGGCCTGCTGGGAGGTGGAACCGGAAACGGCGGCCAGGTTGGCGATGCCTTTGATGGAGTCCACCGAGGTCTGAAGATTGACGCCGGCGGCGGTGAACGTACCGATGTTCCGGGTCATCTCCGTAAAGTTGTAGACGGTCTTGTCCGCATAGGTGTTCAGCTCGTCCAGAGCCCGGTTCACCTGTTGTAGATTGGTTCCCTCATGGGAGGTGTTCGCCAGGATGGTCTGCACCGCGCCGATCTGGGTCTCGTACTCCTGAAAACCGGTCTTGATCGGGTCGATGGTGAGGGCGGATATCATCCGCTTTCCCGCGTTCACCGCGGAGTTGGTGATATTGGAAAGGGCCGTCATGGCCACGACTTCCATAGCCGAGAACTTGGCCCGGACCGTTTCGACGGAATTGCCGAGGGCGGACATATCGCACTTCTTTGCGGCGTCCCCCAGACCCTCCAGCCCCTTCGCGGCGCCGTCCAGGTCCAGGCCCCGTTTCAGCCGGTCCAGCGTTGACAGGCTGGTCTGCACGTTCTGTTCAAACTGCCGGTTGTCAAACCGCATTTCTACGACCCGCTCGTCAATGGTCCTGCTCATGACCCTGTGACCTCCTTCCATGCGTTTTTCGCGATCTGGTCAAAAATAGGCTGGATCGCGGGGTTGATGTAATCGCGCCCCTGGACCCAGCCTCCTGTCCCAGTGCCATGCCCGTATTGCAGGATAATGGCGATGGGAACTCCATTTTGAACATTGGAATTGTGAAACGAGAGTTTGATGACCCCGTTTTTGTTTTCGATCCGGTAATACCAGGATGCGGCGGTCTCGCCGGAATCGATAGGCGTTGCAGACGAAAGGGCGGCCACTCCGGCTCGGCCATACCTGTCAAGTTCCCCAAGATAGACAGCCTCCTTTGCCCGCTCCAGAAAGCGGGTGAGTTTGGAAAAATCACCCTTTTGTCTGAACGTAATCATATGCGGTCTCCTATCGTGTTCGGAATTGCGCCCGTACTCAGATCGCCGGACTCTCCACAGAGCCCACCGGCGTCTGCTGGGCGTTGAAATTGGCGGCTTTCGCTGTTTCAAAGGTAATTCCGCCCGCGCTGTGATCAGACTTGCACAGGTTCAGATAGAAACTGCACACCACGCCGTGGGCGGTCCAGGGCAGCCCCACCATGGCGCCGACCCAGGGCAGCGCCCCGGTATAGCCAAGGTGAACGCAGTAAAACGCCAGCAGCAGACCGCCCACCGTGACGACCCAGAGCAGGGCCCGGATGTCGTTGGTCAGCTGCTTGGAATGCTCTCTTGCCTGCCGGGTTCTCGCCGGGGCCATGCGGCGTCCGTTTCTCATCACACCAGCCCTCTCTCCTGAGCGAACCGGTAGAACAGCATTGCCGCCTGCTCACGGGTCAGGAAGTCGGACCACATCATGTTGGGCTGGCCGTCGATCGCAGAGCCATTGCCCGCAAACAGGCCCACACGGACCACCCACTCCTGGGCCTCCTTGCTCCAATCGCCGCGGTCGTTGTCCTGCAAACTCTTGCGGTACTGCGTCATAGCGGTGTGAAACATCTTGTTGAATTGCGCCTGATCCATATCGTCGTCCTCCTCCTGTACGATAGAAAAGTCCGGACGGCCATAGCCGCCGATTTTGGAATAGGAAAGTGCATAGCTCTTGTCCCGGACACAGCCGCCGTTCTCCACAACGCCGGGGAGGGAGCTGGTGTTCCCCTCAATGGTGTAGACCCGTCCGCCTTCCACCTTCTCCACGATGCCGGTGTGATACATGCTCTTTCCGCCGTCGTTGGTAAAGAAGATCTGGTCGCCGGGCTGCGGATCCCTGGTGTGGAACTGCCCTTTGGCCTTGTAATAGTTGGCGGAGCCGCTGCATCCGGCCCCAACGCCCTTTTCTGCCTGGCACAGCAGCCGCATACCGGTCTCGAACCCGAACGTGTGGATAAAGCACCAGTCGACAAAAATGTCGCACCAGCTGTATCCGTTCTTCTTCCCGTTGTAGACCCGCCCCAGGGCATCCAGGTCCCGCGCGTACTTGTTCCAGTTTTTGTCGCCCGCGTTGGCGGTCTTGTTGTCAAGCTGGGCGTTGGTCTGTTTTTCGAGGTAGCCGATCTCGGCTCTGGCGGTGTCCAGCACACGCTTGACCGCCGGTAAAATCGTCTGAGCAGCCATTGTCTCACCCTCTCCTGCGTATTTGTCATAGTAGCTCTGTCCGTAAGCAGCCCGGCGTGCTTTCGCCTGCTCACTCTGGTCTGCCGGACGCTCAAACTGCGTCAGCACGGCGTCGGAGGCCGCCCGGACGCTTTTAGCGCTGGTCAGGGCATTGACCAGTCCGCGATAACTCTTGTTCAGCTCCTCCCAAAGGAAGTCCAGCTGCATCTCCAGGTCGCCGATGCTTTTCCCGGCAGCCTGCGCATAGTCGAGCAGGTTCTCTTTCCTGCTCCAGTAGGTCCATTGGGCAAGGCCATACCCGGCCCGTCCCGGACAAAATTGGCGTATGCTCCGGAGTCCACCCGCGCCGTGTACTCGGCGTCGGAGAGCCCCAGCTTTTTCTCAAAGGTATTCTGGAGGTTGTCGGGGTGCAGGCCGCTCTCGGCGTAGAGATTGCCCATCAGCCCGGCTGTTCCGCAATCGGAGAGCCCCTTCTCTCTGAAATACCTCCAGATCACTGCTTCTGTCATAGCGTTATCCTCTTGTCCGCCCACGCTTCCGCCGCGCCGCGTTCTGCGCCCGGTTTTGCGCGAAGATCTCCTTCTGGCTCATTTTCTTCTGCGGCCCGTTCTTCAGGCTGCACACGTTGATCAGCGTCATCAGCCGGTTCAGATGCCATTTCTGGCACTCGAAGGGGATCTGATTGGAGATCATCCAGTAGTAGATGACCTCCGCCGTCGCGATCTCGTTGCTGCTCCGGCCATTTCGCCGGTTTCGGATTGTGGTGGCGGTCATTGAGTCGTTGATGTAGGCGTTCACCTGCTCCAGAATCCGGGGCGTGATGGCGGTGTAGACGTTGGGGTCTACATTCTGGGTCAGCGTCATGCACCGGATGTAGTCGATCTGCTCCAGCACAGTCTTCGGCTGTTTGGAGAGATAGGGCTTGTGCCACTTTGCCTCCCATTTTGAAAGGGAGACCAGAGAGTGTTCCAGTCGAAGAGACTGCTCCTTGGTGGTGATGAAACAGTTTTTCGCCTCGTCATACTGTTCGACCCCAGGTATCGTGATTTCCAGCATCTCCGGTCTCCTCTCCTATCCTCAGCGGACAGCCATGGACGCCGGAGCGGCGGAGGTATCCCCGCCCTTGGGGATGATGCCGTTCAGGAATTTTGCCGCGGCGTCCGCGTCGGTGGCCAGCTCCATAAACAGGTCGCTGTAAGCCTCGGTCTGGGCGAATTCGTCCCTCAGCTGCTGGTTCTTGATGAACTGGCGGCCGTCGGGGGACTTCTGACCGTAAGCCCGCAGGATGATGTCCTTGAACAGGGCGATGATCTGCTTGCCGTCCTGGGCGGCGGTGATACGGTTGATCATCTCAACCAGTCCGCCGTCCACAGACAGCTCCATCTCCGTGACCTCGGCCCGGGTCAAATTGAAGTAAAAATCCTCGGTGCGGGATGCACCGTTGTAGTCCGCAAAAGTCCTTGTCAGCTTCAGCATGGTAATTTTTCTCCTTTCAAAAATAAAAAAGAAAGCGGAGCCCTCGGTGAGAGCCCCGCTTTGGGTTGAAAAACGGTCAGGAATTGTTCAGGGTCAGGCCAGTCAGGGTGTAGACCTTGGTATCGGACTTGCTGCCCTTGGTGGCGATGGCCTTCACCGTCTGGCTCTTGTTGGTGACCCGCAGGATGATGCGGTCCTCGTCCAGCTTCACGGGGCCCTTGGTGCCGCCCACCAGCTCCACGGTGATCTTAGCGTCGCTGGGCTCTGCGGCAAACTTCAGCGCCAGATAGTTGCCGGTCTGCTCGGTGCTCTTGCTGCTGAAACCGGTGTAGCCGGTCACGTGCTTCAGGGTGCCGGAGATGGCGCCGTCGCTCACGACGATGTCGCTCTGCAAATCGGTGGCCTTCTTGCCCAGCAGGTCGGTCTCATCGGTGATGGCAGCCGCGGAGACAGTGACCTTCTCCTCCAGCAGCTCGATGACCTCGGCGGGAAGGGGCAGGCGGGACTCGGTTTCCTCGGTGCCGTACAGGATCTCCTCCAGCTTGGTCAGCTTGACGGGGTCCACCTTGGTGGAGTTGATGATCAGACGGGCCGTGGGCTTGAAGCCGGGCACATCCACGGGGGTGGTGGTAACCTCCCAGCTGGGGTTGATGGGTTCGGGGGAGTCGTTGACGGTCTGGTAGCTGCGCTCAGAGGGAGAGGCCAGGCCGCCGTAGACCAGGTGCAGCTTGTAGCCGTGGTCCTGGCCGTCCACATCGTTGCCCAGCTTGGTGCGGTAGCTCAGGCCAAAGACCTTGCGGCTCTGCTGGCCGGCCAGCACGCCGGGGGCGATCTCCGCGGAGCCGTCGCACTCCTCCCACTCGTCTGGGTAGGTGTAGGCTTCGATGGTCAGGCCGAAGTCCTCGGCGCCCACCAGCACCAGATATTTGATGTTGTCGGCGTAGAGATTGTTGGGCTCCGCGCCGGAGGGGCTCTCATTCACGGCAGTCAGGCCGTTCCAGACGATGCCCTTGTTGTAGACGCCGCCGGCGCCGATGGGATACAGAACGCCGTGGTCGACGCCAGTTTCATAGGTGCGCTCGCCGGTCTTGTCCCATACGAGTTTACTCATGTTGTGGTTCCTCCTTTAATAATACAAATCGAATACGTCATGGTGCAGATTGTCCGCCGTGAAATGCCGGTCATGGGAGCACATGGGCAGCATGGCGAGACGGCGGGGCAGCTCGCTGTCCGGATTCTTGTAGATGGCCGTCACCTGATACCGGTCCAGCAGCCGGTAGGGGGCGTTGCCGGCGTACAGGGTCTCGATGCGGCTGCGCTCATAGACGATGCAGTCATACTTCATCTTGAGGTTTTCCGGGGGCTGGAAATAGACGTTTCCGGAACCCAGGACCTCCTCCAGGATTCGCTGGAGCTCAATCCTCCTGTCCGCCATGGTAAAGCCCTCCGATCGTCAGGGTCAGGCGGGGGTACCCCACCTCCACCTTGGAGATCTTCCACTTTGCCCCCATGAACATCACATAGCGCATCTTGTGGAAGTTTTCTCTGGCGAATGGATCGGCGACGATGCTGATCTCATTCGCGACGTTGATGTCATCGTTGAGCGTCTCCCCAGACTGAAGCTGGCGTGCATTCCGAAGCAGGTCGCCGTAGTACGGATACTCGACGATCCGCTCCTCATGCACGCCAGGAGCTGTTTGAACGGTCTCAGCATAGCCTACCGATCCATAAAATTTCGCCATTTTGAATCCTCCGCTCAGCCGCCTACGCCGGGGACGCCGGGAGTGACGGGCTCCTCCAGCGCGATGGCGGAGTACACCCGGGTCAGAGCACCGGAGATGCGGGTCTCGATCAGGAACTTCTGCTGGTTGAAGTCGATGTCGAACTGGTCGAACCGGGTGATCTCGCCGCCCTTGGTGGAACCAACGGTATAGTCGGCCAGGTTGACGAAGATGCCCAGGAGCTTGTGCTGGTTGGTCTCGTCATCGGTGCGGACCAGGCCCTCGAACTGCTCGGCGGTATAGAGGTTGCCCACGTTCAGGGCAGCGGCCAGGTCGGTTCTGGAGTTGTAGATGCGGCGGCCGTTCATGTCGCGGGCCAGCAGCATCACGTTGGCCAGATGGGGCGTGCAGAAGAAGTCGGGGGTGCCGGTCCCCTTGTACTTCTCACGGGCGTACAGAGCGCCGGCAACGATGGCCTCGGCATAGATGTAGTTCTCGCCGAAGCTCATACTGGTCTTGCTGCCCTGGAGCTCGGCCTTGGCCTTCTCGATGTCGATGTCGTAGTGGATGGTATAGAGGTCCTTGTCGTTCCAGATGGAGCGGATGTGGTCCTCAGAGATCTTCATCTCGTCGTCAGACTCCCTGCCGTCGCCGATCATGATGGCGGTGGCGATCTCCTCATTGAGGTTCTCGCGCATGATGCGGTACTGGTACTCCACCACATCGAAATCGGTGATGTCGATGATGTCGTCCCGGTACAGGGCGTCGGTGCGGTACACGGTCTGGGGGTCGGTGGTCCGGGTGATGGCAGTCATGTTGCCGGAGGCCTTCTTCTGCTTGGTCTTCTGATAGCCGTGGGCCCGGACGGTATCCTTTCGGGCGTCGATCTGACGGGTGCGGATACGGCTGATGGGGCTCTTGTGTACCTTCTGCATGACGACGGTGACCCAGCCCTGGTCGCGGGTGACCGCTTCGGGGGCGCCGGGGCGCACGTCCTTGAAGTCGGGGAACAGGGTCTCGATGTCGTCGATGCCATGCTTGAGCTCGTTCTGCTCAGCATAGATCTGCATGGCGGTGCGCAGGCTGCCCACGCTCTTGCTCTTGGCCAGGGCGAGGATGTCCTGCCGGTCGGAGTGGCTCAGAACGGTGTCCTGGGTCTCTTCGGGGTCAAACACATTGTGCTTCATGGTCTTGCTTCCTCCCTTGTTGTTGTCGGTTTTCTTATCGGGGTCGTCCTGGTCCTCTTCGGAGGAGTCCAGTTCCTCCATGGCGGCGCCGATCAGAGCGTACATAACGGTCTTCTGCTCCTCCGTCATGCTGTCCACCACGTCCCGGATGGTTTTCCCATCCTTGGGCTTGTCCTTCTTGGGGTCGTCACCGCCGGCGTCCTTCTTGGAGCCGTCCTCTTTGGGCTCCTCCTCCGGGGCCTTGTGGACCAGAGGGGGCTTGTCGGTGGGGGAGAAGAGGGAAATGGGCTCGTAGGCGGACAGGATCAGCTCCTGCTCGCCGCCTTCCCCGTGGGCCATATCCACGAAGTCGATGAAGGCGCCGGGATTGGCTCCGGCCACCACCAGACTGACCTCGCGGATGTTGCCGTGCATCACGTCCTTGCGGGGCGTCTGCTTCAGGCCGTTGGCATAGATGGACAGGGACGCGATATCCCCGTGCTGCACCAGCTGCTTGGCCGCCTTGCCGCTCTCCGTCTCGTTGAACGTGCAGTAGGCGTAGACGCCGTCCTGGCGGTTCTCCAGAAGCGCGTGGCCAAGGATGTTGGTGGGTTCGTCGTGCTGGTGGTTCCAAACCAGGGGGACCGTCTTCCCGTCGCAGTCCTGGAATGCGTTGTGGCGGATGGTCCGTCCATCGGCGCAGACAAGATCGTTTCGGGTAGCCCAGCCACTAAAGTCATACTTCAGATCCATTTTGAACATTTCCTCCTTCGGGTGTTATGGGTGGCTGATCGCCCTCCCCTTTCGGGGCGCTAAGGTTGCTGTTCCTGAGCTCGTCCGCCTTGGGGTCCTTCGACGGCTTCATGCCGATCTTCTGCCGGATCTCGTTGGAGGTCATGATCTCGTTGCGGGTCATCTTGTCGGCGATCTCGGCGATGTCGTTGATGGGCACCAGTCGGAAGGGGTCTCGGAAGAACAGGATCGACTGCTTCTGTGACCGAGCAGTTTTGGTGAGGAACTTTCTCCTCATTTCGTCAACAATGGCGGACAGGATGGGTTCGATGGTCCGGTTGTCGTAGTTCAGCTTGGTCCGGTCATCGGCGGTTCCGTCCAGAATCCCCTGCGTGATCCCCAACTGGCTGTAAAGCATACTCGTCAGGTACTCGATCTGGGTCATCAGGTTGTTGTCGATAGGCCGGTTCAGCTGCACCACATGCTCCGTGCCGTCGGTGTAGGCGACGCCGTATTTGGAGCCCGACAGCTGTTCCTCGATATCTCTACGGCGTTTCTCCGCCTGTTGACGTCTCGCTTCCGTCTTGATGACGTAAGGGAGCTGGATAATAAGATTGAGCTTGCCGGAGCCGCTCTGCTCGTCGATTGCGTCCAGAATATTCAGCTTCCGAACCAGGCGCTGCATGGTGGAGTTGGGCTCGTTCATCACCGCGAAGAACGGGTTCTCCACGATGGCGACGGTGTCCTTGGGCAGGATGATGTCCTGCTTCTCGCCCCGTTCCTCGTTGTAGCAGCGTACCTTGACGTGCTTGGGGTACCATTCCAGGATCTTTCCGGCTCTCAGCTTCTCGATTTTGTAAGACCCGTTTTCCGGGTCGATGTCGGTGTCTGTGGGTACGATGGCCACGCACCCCTCGTCCAGCATGGACATGACCACGTCCTGCACAAAGGCCCGTCCCGTCTGGTCCAGGTTGGCCTCCAGGGAGAGACAGCTGTTCAGGGACGAGTCGATCACCTCCGTAAACCGGCCGTCCTCATCCAGCCGCACATGCTGGATGGATACCTGGGCGGCGTCCAGGGCGATCCGGTTGTAAACCGATGTGATGATGGACCGCTCGTTGCCCCGGCTGAAGATGGGGCGGTCCGGGCGGTAAGAGGAGCTGGGCCCCAGGGAATAGCGGTAATTGCGGAACTCGTTGCCTAAAAAAGCGTTCCAGGCGTGTTTCAGCCTGGAACCGAATGACATTTCCATGGTCTATCACCTCCGTTACGACAGAAGGTCGGCGTACATCTTCTTGAGAAGCTCGTCATTCTGCTTCATCAAGTCCGCGAAGTCGTAAGTCGGAGGAGGCTTTGCCGCGGATGCCTGCTTTGTGGCCGAGGCAACGGTTTTCACCGCCTGCTGGACACTGCCGCCCGGAGACGGCCCGGCGGTCCGGAGCTGGCTGACCGGCGTTGAGAAGATGGAGGCGCTCTTTTGAATCTGCTCCACGGCGCGTTTCCCCTGCTCCGCCTTTGCGGCAAGGTCCGCGGCCTTTTTCGCTCCGTGACGCTTCACCAGATAGGCGGTGAGAATGATTCCGGCGGCAGCCGCTGCTCCTGCGGCCGCTTTTCCGGCTGTGAACAGCGTTTTCCGCTCGCTCCCATCCTCACCGCCGTACCGTTTCCGGCCCTGCGGCGGCAGACTTCCGTCCTTCTGCTGAAATCGCCGCACGCCCCACTTCATCCCGCGGATGCCGTAGTGCTGTAAAACATCTGACAATCGCGGTCACCTCCCTCCTGATTTGATTTTTGACAACTGTTCCGTGTGTGTCGTTATTGGGTATAAAAAAATCCGCAGACCCAATTAAGAGTCTGCGGTGCATAGGATGCTGGGTTTGACAGAGGTCATACCACAAATATCATCGGTTCAATGGGCATAGTATGCTCGCAATTTTCGGTTCTCGCTGCTGGCTTTGCCGGCAAGCAAAGCGTTTACAATCGTTCCACCTACCGCAACCCCTGCCCCTGCGAGATACGCCACACGCTGATCCTTCATTGTAGTCGACAAAAGTCGGCTTACAACAGTCGATCCGACAATGATACCGGCTTCAGCCAAATAAGTCGTCTGGGTATTTCCGGTTATGGTCTTGCCGCGCTGATAAAGTTTCTTGCCTTCGTCTGCCAGCTTGTCGGTCTTCAGCTTGCCATAGGCGTCTTCCATCCGGCGTTTCTCAGTCTTGACAGCCCGATTGGCGTCTTTGACCTGCTGCCGGGTTGCCTGCCCAGACTTATAAGCGCTTTTCGTCTCGGCGGCTTTGGTTTTGGCGCTTTCGTAATCCGCCTCAGCTTTTCGGTAACGCTCCAACCCCTTCTTGGTATAAGAGCCGTCATAGTTCTGATACCGCCGAACACCCCATTTCATGCCCTTGACCCCGTAGTGGGCCAGGCAGTCCTGGGGAGAAGGCTTTTCATAGGGCTTCATGCTGTCCCCCCCTTTTTTTTGTTCTGTTATTCAAATGCCTCGGGATTGTGGCGGAATGCCACATAGGCGTCCATCATGGCCGCCACCGCGTCGATCTTCTGATCAGACCGCTTTTTCAGCAGCTTGCGGTTACCGTTGGTATCCTCCATGGTGATGCAGTTGCCCATAGAGAAGGTGATCAGCGTCTCATCGAACAGCAGCATCCGCTCTCCGGCCAGCTTCTTCAGCTCGCCCAGGGGGACGGACTCCGTTTTGCTGCCCTGTCGGACGACCTCCACGCCAAAGGGGCCGTTCTCGGAGGTCCACCGCTCCACAAACTCCTTGGCGTTGTACGGGTCATACCCGAAACAACGCACGTCATAGCCGCAGTTGACGATGTGCTCATCCAGATCGTCGTAGACCTGCATCATGTCCAGGACGGTGCCCTCCATCACGATCAGGCTCCCCTCCTCCATGAACTCCTCGTATTTGACCCGCATGGCCGCGGGCAGCTTATGGAGCGTCAGCGAGGTGATGTAGTTTCGGGTCTTGACTCCGAAGGAGCCGTCCCGCAAGGGAAACAGGAACGTAAAGGAGCAGAAGTCATCGCCCTGGGACAGATCCGCCCCCATGGAGCAGGGCATCTGCCAGAACCGTCTCCTGCGGTGGGGAATCGTCTCCTCATAGGTGAAGTAGTAGGTGTAGCCCTCCATGGGGAGACCGAACCGCTTTGCCAGCATATCGTTCCGGGTGGCCGGGGCAGATTCCGCCCTGTCCACGTCCATCTGATAGGTGTCGTAGGTCACGGTCTTTCCCAGATTCGGATTGGCCTTGAGCCACTTATCCGGATCGGCAACCTCCTCCACCGAGTCCAGCTTGTACCACCAGATGGAGACGTGTTCCTGCGGAGGCCCGTTGCCTTGCAGAATATTCATCAGCTCCATTTTGATGGTATCGCCGGCTCCGTTACGGACGGTGCCCTCCGAGCTGGTGGCAATGATGAGATAGTCATCCAGCTTGGACGCGCCCTGCTCGATAGCGCCGATCACATCCTCCCGGGCGTCTGCCGAGGACAGCCATTCGTCTACGGTGGCCACCTTGCAGCGCAGCCCCTGGAGCTTGTCCACCGACATAGGGCGGACCTCGATGAGAGAACCCGAGATGAAATTCTCGATACCTTTTTTGGTGGAGGCCAGCTTCACCCGGTTTGCCTTGGCGCCGGTGGTGTTCTGGAGGGAGCCCTCCGTCATGAACTGGAACACCGGCCCTCTTGCCCGGGTGATGGCGGTCTTGATGGGGTTGATGATCTCCTCCGCCTGCTTCATGGTGGGGGCCGTGGTGATCTGATGGGTGGTGGAGCCGTCCACCACGCAGAAATAGGCCTGCATACAGGAGTCGTAGAGCGACTTCGCTGCGCCTCTCCCCACAATGAGATACTGCTTCTTGGTCAGCCGCTGCTTCATCCGCTTGGTCACATAGCGCCCACCCCGTCCATCCGGATTGGGCACGTAGACCGACCGGTCGACGAAGTAGTACCATCCGAACACCTGCTCCCCCCAGAGCTTGAAACTGTCCAGCAGATGCAGGTCGGAGCCGTCGGTCAGTGTCAGCTCGTTCTCACAGAATTCGATCCACCCCTCGACGGCCTTGTCGTCATAGTAATAGCTCGGACTGTCGATCAGCTGGTCGATCCGGTACATCTCCATGGCGACTTCCTTGCAGACCGGAATATCGCCCCGGATGACCGCGTCCCGGAACGCGCCGTAATAACGGGGGACGGCCGTGTTGGATAACATTCACATACCAGCCTCCCTCACAGCCCCAGAACTTTTCTGCCAACCAGGACCAGTGCGGAGAATTTCTGCTCCGTCAGCGTCGTGCGGTAGGTTTCCTTTGGAACGACTTGCTCCATATCAAATACGATAACGGGAGATTTAGCCTGGAATCCGCCATAGATCGCGTCATTGGTGTCCAGAACGGCGCCGTATCCTGCCTCTTTGCAGGCGTTGAAGAATTTGGTGCGCTGGGTATGGACGTCCTTCCCCTTTCGGCTGTCGCCATTCCCGTCATACGGGATGACATAGTTGAACATCCGGTAGACGGTCTGGAGATCGTCTGCGGACGGCGTATAATCCGGGTCTTTCATCTTCTGCAAGACGAAGTAGCTCTGCATCCGCTCACGGTCGGTAACAAAATTGTAGAAATCCCGGTCCTTCTGATACAAGTCCATAAAGACCTTGGCTCCGGAATCCTCGCTGGCGACCTTCAGGTCTGTCTTGAGGGAATTGTCGATCCGGTATTTCATGAAATTGCCCGTCCCGATCAGCTTGCCGTTCTCATCATAGACCGGCTGAGGGATGGGGCGGTTGAACAGGGCGTTGTACTGATGCTTGTCCAGCGTATGGTGGGTCGCATAGAACATATCCGCGCCCTTCGTCCGGTCCTTATCATAGGACAGGGTGCTCAGGGTCGTCTTGTCGGCTTTCAGCACTTCGTCAAAGTGCTTTTTGTTATAGATGCTGTTGCCGCTCTTCCGTTTGTTCTTGATGGCCTTCCGCTGGGCCGGCGTGTAGTCTCCGCCCTTTAAGGGGTACGGCGGGCCGTTGCGCACCCCCCACTTCTGTTTTAGGATGCCGTGGTGTTGCAGTTCCATGCCGCTTCACCTCAGCCCTTCAGTTCCTTGATGGCAAGCGCGATGGACAGCGAGGTGCCGGCGATGCCGAGCAGCCCTCCCGCAACCTCCAGCGTGCCCCGCAGCGCCTGCCTTCCCTTGGATACCTGCGCCGGGGGTGTCTCCGCAAAGAGCTGGTTATACTGCCGTTCCAGCAGCTCCCGGTTGATTTTGTCCCGCATATCCTTATCGCTCATCTTGGACAGATCCATCCGCTTTGGGGCCTGCTTCGGCGCGGTGGTGCTCTGTTCCAGCTTTCGCATCTCTTTGACCAGATTGTCGGTGGCGTCCACCGTTTTCTTGGTCCGTTCCAGATCCTCCTTGGCCCAGCGCTTTGGGTCCGGATTGGACAAGTCGATGCGGTTCTCCTTCTTCTTGGCCGCATTCTCCCGCTTATCCCGGTCATATCGCGCCTGACCCTTAGCGGTCAGGGTACCGTCCTTGTTCTGGTAGCGGCGAACGCCCCACTTCATGCCCCTTACACCGTAGTGGGCAAGAACATTAGCATCCATTTTGAATTTCCTCCTTCCCACTGGGATTTTCTATCGGGTCCGCGGCCACATAAAGCCGCCACTCAAACTCGCTGATCTGCCGGTTCATGGCCTCCATGGCGGCGGAACTGACCGGCGGGTCGAAGAGAAGGCGGACCTTCAGATAGACATAAGAGCGCACCATGGGGAAGACGCTTTGCTCCATCGGCAGAAACTCTCCCCACGTCTCGTCTTTCCCGGAGATGGAGAAACCGTTCTTCGGCCCGACGCCCATTTGCGTCAGGATCGAAAGCACACTGTTGATGTGCATGACAATGTCGGCGTCAAAGTGCGTATAATTCTCGTCGATGCCCAACAGTTTCTTGATGGATGTCAGGATGCTTTCGGTTGTCTCCATATCTGCCTCCTCACTTCCGCAGGGCAATGAACTTCTTCATGCAAAAGCCCCTCGTGCCGTCGGGAAGAGTCACGCGGTAAAACTCGCCGCTGCCATTCTCATCCTGGACAGCCACCTCGGTCAGAGCCGGAATAACGGCTGCTATGTCCGCCTTCAGGCTGGGGGCCTTTCGGACATTCAGCCTTTGGCAGTTCACCGCGACTCCGGTAAGCCCAAATGTCGGAGCAGCCTCCTTTTCCGGCAGCCCCGTTTTGGAAGGGTTGTCCCGCATATCGCATTCCTCCTTATTCTTGATTATTCCGTTTCTACTTTTTCCAGGGGCAGGTGTCGTTGGGCTTCCGCTCAACCGGCTCTGCCATCAGCAGATGCTCGTCCCCATAGTGGATGGCCTGGTGCGTCTCGTTGATCGTGGTGATGAGGTACTCCGGGTCCAGGATCATATCCAGCCGTTCCCGGATGTCCTCGGGACGGATCGGGTTCATGTGGTGGATGATGGGCCGGCGGAAGATCTCCCGTCCGGCGATGCCCAAATCGCACCCGCAGTCTCTTGCGATCACGATATCCCGTACCCGCCGCCACTCCGGGGAGCGGTAAAAGAACTGGTTCATATACCGGTCAAAGCCAAACGTCTCTTCCCCGACTACGCCATCCAGTTTGAGATAACGGTACCGCTCCTGGAATGTGGGGAGGAGGATCAGCTCGGAATAGCATTTAATATTCATCCTCGTCTTCCTCCTGTCCGCTGTACCGCTTGAACGCGGCCATGGCCTTCTCGTAAAGTTCGTCCATCCGCACGCCGGATTTGTATGCCTCGGTCTTGGCCTGGACCAGCTCCACCTCTTTGGCCAGCCGTTCATTCTCCAGGCGGGCTCTGGTAGTTCCCAGCTTCAGGATGGTGGTGACCTCCTGGGAGGAAGCCGTCCCCTCCAGAAGCCGGCGCTCGATCAGATCCACCGCAAGATTGATCAGCTGGTTCTCTCTTCCCTCCGGTGTCAAGGCGGCGCGTCGCCGTTTTCCCCCATCTCCGGTTGGTTTGATTGCTTTTGCCACGCTTGACACCTCCTCTCGCTTAGATTTGTGATAGTTGCGTTGGCTTATGGAACAGTTTGAAATGACATTTGAAGAAGCCCGCATGAGCAGGACACCGATGAGTGGAGAAAAATTCATAGCAGTGGAGGTAATGCACTGCGTACCAATGAGGAAAGGAGGCCTCGCATGGACGAAAAAGAGTTCTCACCGGCTGACGCCAACCCTGTGGGCTTGTTCAAATGCCACCCCGAACCGAAACCATTTTCCGAAAATATCCCCCGGAGAATTTTTTGAGACTAGCGCGATGCAGAGGGGGTACTATTTCGGTTGCCCCCCCCTATACCTCTTTTAGCGGATACACCTGCTTACACACCCATTTGAAAAGGTAATTCTTCCTTAAAATGACAAAAAGAAACGCACCATCGCAAGACAGTGCGTTTCTTCTTAGGATGCTTGGCCAGGTTGCCGTCATGCGGTCGCCATGGGTTCGGGTTTCACAGTCTTCTTGACCTTTTTGTAGATACCCAGGGGGTCGTACTTGACAATGTCGTCGATAGCCCGTTCAACTTCTGCCCAGTTCTCCTGCTCAGAGAGCTGATCGGAAGTACGGGCGATACGCGCTAAGAAGGCGCTGGAATGATAGCCTTTGGCTTCATCATACCGATACCACGCCTCGAACTCTGTAAAAGGGTCATAGGGGTTATCGGTTGTTGTCAGCATACACTTTTCCATTCGCTCTCACTTCCTTTCCTACTCATTGAGATACTTGGAAACAGCAGAAGGTGAAATTCCCAAAGCATCGGCGATTTCTGCATTGGTGCTTCCGGAATTGGCCATCGCTTTAATGCGATTGATGCGAGCTGTGGAAAACTGAGTTGTAGTTCTCGGCGTTGCCCGGGCTCTGACATCATCCGGATCTGCATAACGAAGAATCTCTTTCAGTGTTGTGTCCGAAATTGCGCCGGCTTGGATCGCTTCCCATTCTCCATCAGAGATGGTAATGCGAGTTCCTTTTCCGTTTGCTCCCGTAGAAACACGAGCATCACTGATTGCAGAGCGACGAATCTTAGAGATTTCGTCTTTGTCGGTGATGTTATTTGCCTGAACTTTTGCATTAACCTGAGCATTAGCAATGCGCTGGGCCTCACGTTCACGAGGAGCATTGAGGCGAGCAGTCTTCAAAGCCGAGGTCAGTCTTTCGACTTCAGGAGCATAGGTTTTTGCCGCACTTGCGTTTCGCATCAGCGTTGGAGTGGATAGATACTCAAGACGCACCCGATTAGCTAACGCCTTCATTCGGTTGGCGTAGTCTGCATAGGCGTCCTCCTGAACGGTTCCGGAAGACAGGGTACGAACATCGTCTACCTTTTCAAGCAACTTAATTTTTGTCGTAGCTTGAACAGTTTTTCCCGTTTTTGGGTCGATGTAGGTTCGGCCAGACTCCTTATAGCTGACTTTACCAGTCTCCCTGTCGATGCGGCCGCTTCCTTGACGCTCCGGAACATCGACGGTCTGTTTGCGGCGGGAGAGGAGGGTGGAAGCACCGCCCCGTTCCTTGCCAGTTTCAGGATCTACATACCCCTGCCACCGTTTTCGGAGGGTGGGGATGTCATTCTCAATCTCAGACCGCTTGTAATCCAGTTTGTGTTTGGCGGCGTCGATGACTACCATGCTGTGCTTGACAGCACGGGTGATTTCTTCTACGGGGGCCCCTTTTAGGGTCATATCCGTGATGAGGTTAGATATCTGCCCCATCTCTCTTTGAGTGGCTTCTTTTGACAGAAGCCGCACCCCCGTCTTCCCCTCGGTGGAGTATTCGGTTTTTGGATCGAAATCTTTCAAACCTGCCAAGGCCGGCGTAGATTTAACCGACACTTTACCCCCTACGGGGATGACGACCACTTGGTCACCGTCAAAGTCAGCTCCGGAGAGCCGCTCTGCCACTTTGGGGTTGATGCCAACGGCGTCTCGAATATTCTTGCCAAGAATAGAAATTGCCGACTTATTTCGGTTGTTCACCGTAAGCTCGGGAATCTCAAAGGTGCCGCCATGAGGATAGCGAATCAGAACAACTTTCTCGCCGTCCCGATAGTTGGGGGCATAAATCTCAGTCTCCTTCATCGCTGTGATGGGGAGAATAACCTGAGTGCTCTGTCGAGGGAGCGCCGCCGCTTTCAAATGAACAACGGCAGAATCACACTCGTCAGCAAAGTCCATCAACAGCTTTCGCTTGATGGTAGGGTTGTTCAGGGAACAAATTTCAGCGAACTCGTCTGCCGCATCGGCATACGTCAAATCGAGCTGTTGATGGATTAGCTTGATAGGCTGCTTGGAAAGAAACTGGGATGAGAGGTTCTTGCTCATCCGGTCCCAATCTCCTTCCTCTTTCAGCTTGTTAATGGCCGAAAGAGACTTTTTCTCACCAGTAATCGGGTCTGTGTACTTGCCATCGGGGTCAGGGTAGTAACTCTGCCCATTGGCTTTGATGAAGGCTCCGAACGGATTATCCGGGTCGGCCTGGATTTTCTTCAGAACATCCATCTTTGGCGTGCCAGAATGTTTGTTCGTATTGAAGACGATGTCACATCCATCCGGCATATCATCAGAGTACATGGCCATTCCTTTGAGATAGTGGGTGCCGTCCACAAGAATACGAACCTGAGCATAATGGGAATCGCCCAAGTCGAGATCCGCAACTCCACGGCGAAGTTCGATGACACCATCCTTAGAGGTGCCACCTTCGTCGCCGTAGCGAATCTTAACGCGGTCAGAATCAATACTGGCCGGATATTCCCGCTTATCCCAAGACGCACCTCCATCGGTAGAATGAAAGTCGCCCACAGACTTGATAGTATCAAGGTTCTGGTAGGCGTCTCTCTGCTCGATGTCAGGAAGCGAAATGACAGGGGTGATAGTGCGTTTCTTAGGATCGTTTACCTGAGGGACGCCAACGCCATATCGGTTGTACCCCTCAGTCTCCAGAATGAACAGTGCCTCCTGAAGAACGCCCTTAGAAACGCCGAGCTGCTGCTCAACGCCTTCGCCGACATCTAATGCACCTTTGACTGCCAGCTCCTGTTTCAGAGCTTCGGCGGTTGCCAGCGCTTTGTTTTTGTTGGACGCAGTGTTCTCATTGAGCAGGGCGCGGACAGAGGAATCGTTGTTGAACCCCATAATTTTGGCGATCTCATCCAAAGTCTTACCATCTTCTCGAAGCGACTTCGCGCGTTCTGCCTGCAAAGCCCGGCGCTCATGCTTGGCTACTCGGACCTGCATACGAAGATCGGTGGTGGACATCTTCAGTTCATCAGCGATTTCTTTTTGACTCTTCCCAAGCGCCTCAAGTTCTTCTACTCTGGCAAGGAAATCGCCGCCATGCTGATAGGGGTTTTCGCCGGAACCCCAGGGATAGCGCCCAGAGCGCCGCTTGACGCCATAATGCATCAAAATATCATCCGCAATAGGGTTCATGGCTTACTCCTCCTCTTTGATACTGTTGATAATCCGGTCGAATGTAATGATCCGGTCCATGATCGGTAAAATATCTTCGATCGTCGGCTTATGGTAAAGAATTCCGTCATTCTGATAGATGCGAAGCTCCATCTGAATATCATTCGGATGGTAATCATACTCCAGACAAAAGAGCGCCGCATAGATCATCAGCTGCTCCATGTGAGTTGGCGCTTCACCAGTTTTCAAATCGTGAATACGGAGCATGTCGCCTCTAAACGAAATTGCATCAGCAGTGCCAAAGCAATTCGGAGAATAGTAAAGAATTTGCTCCGGCGTCATCTTATAGCCGATGGCGTCATTGACATACATATTCAGTGTCTTTTGAGACTTGGGAAGCCGCTGGCCCAATTTAATACACTGAGCCGCAAAGGAATGAAGAGTAGTTCCTCGCTGAGCCGCCCTGTACTTGACATAAGCGTCGGCCAATTTATCCTCTGCGTAATTGATCCAATGATAGCCGCTGGCGCTGAGAAAAGCGTGCTGCCCCTCAAGGTTGGAATGCTTTGCGAAGTTCATCCAACACTTCCTCCTTGTTCTCCGGAGAGATGAATCTTGAGAATGACATCTCGTTCATCTTCTCAACGTAATATTCTTGGTTCGGCTGTCTTTTGGCTTTTGCAGATCTCTTACACTCAAGGGAGGCCCATTTCTTTCCATAAAGAATGAGCAGATCTGGAATCCCCTGTCGCTGATCCATCTTGAATACCATGCAGCCGGGGAAGAACTCTTTCAGAACAGCGATGAGCCGATCCTGAAAGCCGCTTTCCAGTCTTGCGCTTCTGGCCATGAAACGGCCTCCTTTCCGATAAAAATGATAGAAAGAATGGAATGTGTGCGACATATTCCATCTTCTCTCCATAAAAGAGTCTGTTTTTTTCGCGGAAGCCAATTTTTGCCGAAAATATCAATTTGGGGACAAAAAGAAAAGAGCCGCTGTTGAAGCGGCTCCAATCTTATTCAATCGTGAATCCAATTTTCCGTTTTGGCTTTTCGTTCTTCTCTGCAATTTTCTCGACTTTGGGTTTGCCAAACGATTGCCAGATCGTGGCGCCGGCAGCAGTTCCAATCGCCGCCACCATCGACGTGGTAAATGTCATCAATAACTGTGTCGAGTTTTTCACATAGATTTTCACGTTATCGCCTCCCATAAAGGCGACTGCATTTTCAGCGGAAATGAAAAGGGCCGAGACACCAACAGGCGCCCCGGCTAATCGAAAAATATCAATGTCTGTTTCGTCAGCTGTTATTTCGCAGATACCGGATCAGAATCCAGATCAGCCATAAACCTCCTGTGCAAAGCGTAAGGATGACGTCCAGAATCAGGCCGCCCGTACTGCGCTTCTTTCCACCATTCCTGCTCATTGGTTTTCCCCCTTTCCAAGTTCTTTCTCATTATCGCGTTTAACAAATTTCTTCAAACCGTCTCTTGCAGCGGCCGCTCCAGCACCAATGGTATCGGCAGCTTTATGAAGATTCTTGGCTGCGCCGGCTTTAACTTGTGCTATTTGCTTTGCGCGCTTATCGGCTTCGGCCTGCTTCTTTTCAAGCTTGACCTGTTCAGTTTGCTCATATATCAATCGACTCTTATCAATGACTTCTTGAGTAATGTACTGGACAATGATAGTGTCACCAGGTTTTAACTTCTCACCAGGCTTGTGATCTGAAGCAATAACTTGAGAGTCGAGACAATCCTTGTACTTAGGATCAGCGTCTTTGAGCCGTACCTCAATCGGTAAGACCTTTAGACCTCGATTTTCTAATAGCGTGGTCGCTTCAGACAACATTAGCGGAAACTTCTTGGAGCATATATCCGGCATTACAGCCCTGTCATCGGAAATATCAATCTTGTTGCTTGGCTGACGGTCAGCAATTATATCCACGATCACCGGTCCAACTTTCTCTACCGCAAGCGCGGCTAAAGCCATGGCTACGCCGGCCGCTCCTCCGCCTTTAGGCATCTTGCCCACCGACCATACCTCCTCTGAGCATAATAAAAGAGTGCGCCCCAATGAAGAGACGCACCCTTGCAAAAAGTGTATCTCTCCATTGTTGCCACACAATCCCATCCACCCACTAAGGGTATAACGAGTAAAAGAGAAAACACTTGTTGCCAATTATCTTCCCTTAGTATGGTGTGATGGGGTCATTTAATTGTGTGGCATAGTCAGTATAGCATATCTCCGTCCGTATTGGAAGAGAAACTTCAAGTTCCTACGCTAAGGTTGATTTTTGCCAAAAATGCCTCAAAAAGTGCCTTGCTGGCCAGTTGGCCACTTTTTTTCTTCACTTATATATAATTAGTATTTTTTATCACATTAAATGAAAGAAAAAAGTGGGAAAGTGGCCAGAAAACCCGCAAACCCTTGTGCCGCAAGGGTTTCAGCCTGGCCACTTTTATTTCAAAAGTGGGCAAAAAGTGGGCAAATGGCCAGTTTTTTGGCCAAAATAGTTCTCCGTTCCCCGTTTCAGCCTCTAAAAACTGACCAAAAAGTGGGCAGATGGCCAGTTTTCCGTGCAAAAGTGGCCAGCAAAATGACCTTTTTTCAGACCTGCTACTACTTGAAATAGTAGCAGCTCCGGGTACAAAACGGCCAAAATTCTATCCTAGATTAGAGCAATTTCTATCCTAAGTTAGCCTTCTGACCGTCCGTACCCGGCTGCCAAGGGCGCCCCATAACTGCAAAGCTACCTCTATCTCAGCTCCAAAGAACTGCACAGAGCCGCCCAATATCGTCATTCACCCCGGCCTTGTTAGCCTGATCCCATTAAAATATCCGCCGCTGGTAAGGCCGATTTCGAGGTACAGGCGGGGTATAGCGATAGCAGAAAATGTCTTTCCTGCACCGTCTCTGAAGCGCCATGCCATACTTCTTCGGCAGCATCCCGTTGCGTTTAGGCCAGAGTTCGTCGCTCGCTCCCAAGCCGTGAATCATCTCCTCAAGTGCCTGTGCGACCTCAGCCAGCGACTGACCAAAGGCATTCCAAGCATCTGCAATCCTCTGAATGACCGCCAGAGCCTCTTCCTTAGTCACCTATTATCACCTCTCAAATATTCTTTTGGGATTTGGAAAAGCCTGCTTATCTGGTCAAACGCATCATCGATCTTGACCGCCTGGTCCGCCCGAATTTCGATAGTCGGCTCCGGTAACGGCAAATATCCAAGCGCCTCCATCCGCTTATGGTCACAGGTGGATACATAAGGACACGCCCTACACTTCGCCGCGAGTTTGGATAGGCCCAAATCTCATCACCTCCAAACTCTACCAGTCTGCTTATCCACCAGCACGATACGCCCTTCGATCTCGAACCCGGACAATTCGCAAATATCAAAGAGCGCATACAGTAGTTTGTGGAAACGGGCTTCCTCATCCGCAATGTATTTCAGCGCCTTATAAGCCGTTGGATCGGAATAGCCCTCTGCGTTTTTCTTATCGATGCCGGACAAACACTATCACCTCGATCCTTCCTTAAAATATCAATCCCCATTTGGGTCTTCCCAGAGGGTCAGTACCCCGGTGCTCATCGTTTGCCGCAGGTCGATCAGTCTCTGATTTGATGACCCGCAAAACTTCAAGCGGAGATCTTTTTTCGCCTCTACGAAAGGGCCGTCTACCAAAATATCAATCTTGTTCAGCAACGACAATGTGGCGATGCCATCCGCTCCGGATCTTCTGAGCAGCTCTTCCAAGGTAAAACCGCTGTACGCCCAAATCGTCTTTTTGGGGAATCGCTTATGCACCTCGTCCACAAAAGGAAGAAGCGCCTTTTGGTTTTCCGGTTCAAATGGCTCCCCGCCCAAAAGCGTCAGTCCTTCAATGTACCAGGGGGCTAACATGGAGAATATCAATTCCTCTGTACCCTTGGTAAAAGGCTCACCATGCGAAAAATCCCAGGTCTCGGGCTGAAAACAGCCGGGGCAGTGGTGAGTACAGCCAGACACAAACAGCGAAACACGGGCGCCTGGTCCGTTCGCAATGTCACAGTTTTTAATCGCAGAGTAATTCATGCTCCAGTCACCTCACAGATGCATCACTCGTTCGCGAATCTCCTGTGTACGTCCCTGATTCCAGAACTGAGTCCCTATGTAGCCGCAGGTTCGGCGGGCAACATTCACTTTGCTCTGATCCATGTTGCCGCACTGAGGGCACCGCCACACCAGCTTACCGTTTTCCTCCACGATTTCAATTTCGCCATCCCAGCCGCAGACTTGGCAGTAGTCGCTCTTGGTGTTCAGCTCTGCATAGATGATGTTCTCGTAGATGAATTGAATCACACGGAGAACGGCGGTCAGGTTGTCCTGCATGTTGGGAACCTCGACATAGCTGATGGCGCCGCCGGGAGAAAGGGCCTGGAACTCGGACTCGAACTGAAGCTTGTCAAAAGCGTTGATTTCCTCCGTCACATGGACATGGTAGCTGTTGGTGATGTAGTTCTTATCGGTCACACCAGGAATGATACCGAACCGCCGCTGAAGCGACTTGGCAAATTTGTAGGTCGTAGACTCCAGAGGTGTACCATACAGGCTGAAGTCGATATTGCTCTCCGCTTTCCAGGTCTTGCAGGCGTCGTTGAGCCGCGTCATAACCTCCAGAGCAAAGGGTCTGGCCTCCGGATCGGTATGACTCTTTCCAGTCATATACTTGACACACTCGTGAAGGCCAGCGTAGCCAAGGGAGATTGTGGAATATCCATTGAACAGGAGCTTGTCAATGACCTCGCCTTTCTTCAGTCGTGCCAAAGCGCCATGCTGCCACAGAATCGGAGAGACATCCGAAACCGTTCCTTTCAGCCGTTCGTGCCGGCACATCAACGCGCGATGACACAGTTCCAGTCTCTCGCCAAGGATACTCCAGAACTTGTCTTTGTCGCCGCCGGAAGAGAGCGCCACATCCGGGAGATTGATGGTGACAACGCCCTGGTTGAAGCGCCCATAGTATTTGTGCTGACCGGGGACATAGTTTTTCGCATTTGCGATATTCCCTACACCGGCATCGGTGAATCGGTCAGGTGTCAGGAAAGAGCGACAACCCATGCAGGTGTATACATCGCCCTTCAGCTCCAGCATCTTCTTCTCAGAAATATAATCCGGAACCATGCGCCGAGCCGTACACTTAGCGGCCAGCTGGGTCAGATACCAGTAAGGCGTATCCTCCCAGACATTGTCCTCCTCCAGGACATAGATGAGTTTGGGGAATGCGGGAGTGATCCAGACTCCGCTCTCATTCTTGACGCCCTTATAGCGCTGAAGCAGCGTCTCCTCGATGATGAGTGCCAGGTCATGCTTCTCCTGCTCATTGCGGGCCTCGTTTAGATACATATAAACGGTAACAAAGGGCGTTTGACCATTCGTAGTCAGCAGGGTCAGGATTTGATACTGGATGGTCTGCACACCGTTGCGGATTTCCTCACGCAGCTGCTTTTCCGTCAGAATATCAATCTGCTCCTTCGTAATGGCCACCCCAGTGTCCTCCGCATCCAAAGTGAGCTTTTTACGAATCTCTTTCCGGCTGATATCGACGAAAGGCGCCAGATGGGTCAGAGAGATAGACTGACCGCCATACTGATTGGACGCCACCTGGGCAATGATCTGCGTAGCGATGTTGCAGGCGGTAGAGAAACGGTGCGGCTTCTCAATCATGGTTCCACTGATGACCGTGCCATTTTGGAGCATGTCTTCCAGGTTGACCAGATCGCAGTTGTGCATGTGCTGAGCAAAGTAATCGGAATCGTGGAAGTGAATGATGCCCTCTTTGTGGGCCTCGACAATGTCTTGGGGAAGAAGCAGACGCTCCGTAATATCCCGGGACACTTCTCCGGCCATATAATCTCGCTGAGTGGAGTTCACAATGGGGTTTTTATTGGAATTTTCCTGTTTGACCTCTTCATTGCTGCACTCAATCAGGCTGATGATTTTCTCATCCGTGGTATTGGACTGACGGACAAGAGACCGGGTGTAGCGGTAGGTGATGTAGTTCTTCGCTACATCGAAAGCGCCCTGGGCCATGATCTGGTGCTCTACGAGATCCTGAACTTCCTCAACCGATGCGGCGCGGCCCATCCCTTCACAAATCTTGGTCACCGCACCAGCGATTTCCTTGATCTGCGCTTCCGTCATCCGGTTAGCCTCGCTGACGCTTTGGTTCGCCTTTGACACCGCGTTTTCAATCTTTTGCGGGTCAAATTCGACCTCAACGCCGCTCCGTTTGATGATGGTCATGTTGCAACACTCCATTCTGAAATATAGTTTTGCTGGGGTAAAAACAAAAGCGGCGGCACCCCCGAAAGGATACCGCCGTTCATGTTCCTGATAGTTTACCGGACCGTCCCGGTGTTTTGCTGGAAATGCCGGCACTTCAGCTCCACCGGCTCGATCCAGGGAATATCACGAAGTCGAATGGACCGAACAGAATTGTCATCCTTTGTGGGAAGATGGACGCTGACTTCGTCCACAGCATGTTGAGCCGCCAGATACTCCTCCTTATACTGGCATACGTCTCGATGGCTGCATCTGGTGCAGCAGATTTCCTTTACTCCGAACATACGAAAATCCTCCTTATAATAGTTTTTACTAAGCGTTGCCACATCCACGTTCATTTGGCGCAGCACCGTTTGAAGCTCGTCCACCAAATATCTTTGCTCTGAGCGGACTTGCTTTCTGGATACCAGCTGAGCCCATTCGACAACTGAGATAGGCGGCGGAATTATCAATCCGAGTTCACGGGCCATTTGGTCAATGTGTTTTGCCATTTGGTACGTCGGGGCCACAATGACAGCGCCTGTATTTGCGGACACCCAAATCAAATGCGTCGTCTTGCCCGTCCCTCTCCCGGCGATACAGACTGTCATGGCGTTTCTTCTCCTTCAGCAGATTCGATGATGGTCACGGTGCCCTCAAACACTCCGAACTCAGATGATTGTTGGAACGTGTGCGTTTCCGGCTCCTCTCCGTCCTGCATTGGCCTGGTGAGATACCACAAAGAATTATCCTTCCAGGTAATCATCTCCAGTTTTTGACCAGGTTCCAGTTCCAAAGTCATATCGCCGCCAAAGGAGTGAGCAACACCTTGATCACACCCAGTCAGCAGGCATAGTAACAAAATAGTGGACAAGAGCACACCGACATAAATGCGTTTCATGCTTTTTTCTCCTTTTCCGCAAATATCAAGGTTCAATTTCAGCAATGGACTCCACAAAGCAGTTGTAATAGGTATAGCGCTTTCCTTCATAGTCAAAGAGCACATAACCGCCATCGTTACCCTCAATATCAATTTTTCCTGTGTACTGCGCGATGATTTCTCCATCGGCCGTGTAGATCGTTACCGTCCGTTCGAGTCCATTGTCCAAATCACTTTTCTGGTCCGTCAAAGCCCGCTGGCCAGACGCTGTGTTCTGGAAGTACCAACGCATACTGAAGAACAGGCCCATGATCAACAGGATGGCGACCACCACACTGACGATTTTCCCGGGGATATTCTCAATCAATACCGCGCCTCCGATGCCGGCACACAGAATAAGAATTGCGAAAAGAGTAAACACAATCCAACCACCAATAGTCATGCTTTCTTCTCCTCTCAAATATCAAAGGACCTCCGTAAGAATCCGGAAGTCCTTAAACATGCTATCTTCCAAAGTTACCTCAACTGGCTTTCCCACCAGATCGGAAACATAGTTCACCTTTGCGTCTTTGAGGATTTTTGCTAAATGGTCAAGGGATTCCGCAAGATTGCTGTGGCGAGTCCCAATTTCCCAAAAGCAATCGGGCGACATATTTACAGTGTATTTGCCGCCATCCATAACGCCGCTGCCAGACATTGAGAAACCGAGTTGGAGGCCCAGTTGAAATGGATAGTCTCTCATACTGCCGAATTCAGCGAAGTCGATTTTTCCCAGTCTTTTCTCAAGCATTTTTGTTCTCCTCTCCAACAAGTTTCTGATAGAGCTCCATAGCCTTCGCCCCCCCCCCTGAAATGCGTTGACGATTTTAACCTGATCGCCAGGCGTTTTCCGGCCAACGATGAGCACCGCAACGTCCGTACCATGGGAATTGTCAAAACTGACAAGCAGAGTATCAGGATTATTCAAAGAACCCACCTCACAAAATCGAAAAGTAGTTTGATAAGAAACAGCAGTCCGAGGATGGCCAAAATCCCAATAGCGTTGAACAGGAAATGCAAAATATCATCCCATCCGCGCTTCATTTCTTATCCACCCGCTTCGCCTTTCTCTCCTCGTACTCGGCCTTCTCAATGGGGATGAGCCCATTACCGCCTTCCTTAAAGTAACGGTTCAGTTCGATCCGCTTGTCGTCAGGTGTGAGAATATAAAGGTAGGCGATGGTATCGAAGTCGCCGTTCTTGGGGTCTACCAGGAATTCCTCTGAGTAGACGCGATACTTCTTGGTAGAGGGCAGATAGGGCATTGTGATGGGGAAGAGCTTGTCGATGAGACGGGTCATCAGGCCGTTCGTAAACGCCACATCAGGGGAGTTAATATTGATGCCACAAACCCGCTCGACATCCGAATAGGTAATAGTACCATCTTCATTCACTTTCTTGAACAGGGAAGACATACGGGCGCACTGGTAATCCCGATGCCCTGCCTTCAGGTCACCATCAGAGGTGATGTCGTTCCAAATATCCGGAGTGTCTTCGATGGGAGTCAGGCACTTACCATCGATCAGGCGGTTGAGAATGCTCTTGGTAATCTGGATACTGAACCCGGAGTGCCCATCCTGCATCAGACTGCGATAGGCCCTCAGTGCGCTTTCGTAGCAGGCCACGCCATAGTCCCAGTCATCCGTACCCTCCGAAGCCTCCCGCTCACTCTGGCAGGCAAGGGCAATCTCACGAGCCGCCCAGTCGTCTTCCTCCTCGGCCATGTAGACTGCCCGGTCATCCCAATACTCATTGGCAAATATCTTTCTGGTATCACCGCCAAAGGCCTTGATAATCTCAGGCAGGTTCGCATTGACAGCATCCAGGCGGATGCCCTGCTCCTTGCAGAAGTTCACCGCATCATCCAGGGGCTTATCCCGCCGGTTTGTCCAGAGGATGACCTTGGCACCATTGGCTTGCTCCTGCTTGAGCTTGGAAATGGTTTTGTTGATCGGGTCGCCGACCTCGGGGAACTTGTTCGTAGCCAGGCAGCCGTCAAAGTCCACCGCGATGATCTTCGGCCGGGCCTCCTTGTTCTCCGTAGTCTCAACTGCTTTTACATTCATCTCATCCATATGTTTTTTCTCCTTTTCAAAAATATCAAGATGTTTTACAGTCCACGAAGTTTGTTAATGGCTCTTTGTGCTGCTCCATTTCCGTTATCCCGATCGTAGAGCCATTCTTCAAAGCTGTCGTCATTGCTCAGATCCACCTTCATGACGCGACCTTTGAGGTAATCGAAGTGAGTGCTCGTTTTCAAAAGATCCTCAGCCTCCTCCTCAGTCATCGGAGCAGGATCGAAATGCAGAAACCCCAACCCTTGCGGCTTAGAATCGTTATAAAGTGCTGCCAGAACAGCGGACTTTTTAGACCTTTTGTATCAACCATAGCGTTTTTTCTCCTTTTCAAAAATATCAATCTGTAATAGTGAGTTCGCTGAGCGAAACTGTTGCCAGTGTGCCGTCCGGTCGCTTGATAACCGCCTTGTTTGCGAAGAGCCCAACACCGAGCTGTAAAATATCGACTTCTTCACGTCGCAATCGCTCGCACTCGGCACAGCTTTCAGGGGTCATCCAATCCATGTCGATGCAAGGGGCACAACTAACTGGTCTTTTATAAATTCCTTTCATGCCGCTCCTTTCCAGAAAATATAAATGCCCCGAACTGCTGTTACACAATTCGAGGCATTCTGAGATTTCCGTATTCGTTTTAGTCCGATGCTTTGAAGTTGTAGACGGGGCGGATGCGTTCTACGATGATTGCAGTGGGGCCGATTTGGGAAACGATCTCTTCTATGCTCTTGTAGGCCATTGGGGACTCATCCAGCGTATCGGGCACCACACAAGTCGTGTAGATACCCTTCATCTCATTCTGGAACTCCTCCATGGAAAGCGTATTGAGCGCTGCTCGACGGCTCATCAGGCGTCCAGCTCCGTGCGGAGCAGAGCAGTTCCACTCTTCATCCCCAGTGCCAATGCAGATCAAGCTGCCGTCCCGCATGTTGATGGGGATGAGCAGCTTTTCTCCCTTCTTGGCAGAAACAGAGCCTTTCCGGAGAATCATGGCATCCGTATCAATATAGTTGTGGATGGTGGTGAAAATATCCACAGCCGTAAGACCCATGCCCTCCAAAATGACATCCACCATGGCTTTGCGATTGAGCACAGCGAATTGCTGCGTCAACTTCATATCGTGGATATAGTCATCGAACAGCTTACCCTTCACATAGGCGAGGTCTTTCGGAATATCCAGCTCGTGCTCCTTCTTCAGAGCCGTGATGGTCTTCTGGATCTCCTGAACCCGTCCTTCGGCTTTGAGTTTTGCGATGGCTTCCTGAATTTGATGCTTGGCTTCACCCCAAAGTGCCCGGCGTCCTTCATTCTGATAGTAGTCAGCCACTTCGGTTCCGAGATGCCGGCTTCCGGAGTGAACGACCAGGAACAGTCGTCCGTCCCCGGCTTGGTCTACCTCAATAAAGTGGTTACCGCCGCCCAAAGAGCCGATGCTGTGAACCGCCCGGTCAAGGTTGACCTGATCGGTGCACCTGAGCTGGGTCAAGTCGATTTCCGAATTGAGGGAGTGGGGAATATCACGGATTTCACGGCCATAGGGGATCTTCGCCCGGATCAGCGCGTCCAGCTTGGCGAAGTCGATTTCACGCTCGGCCAATTCCACCGTTTCCATGCCGCAGCCAATGTCCACACCTACCATACCGGGAACGATTTTATCCTGGATGGTCATAGTGGTGCCAATGGTACAGCCTTTTCCGGCGTGCACATCAGGCATGATACGGATTTTACAGCCCGCAAACTCGGGCCGGTCGCACACTGCCTGAATCTGCTCCCGAGCCGCTCCTTCCAGCTCATTGGTATAGCAGACAGCAGTGTTGTATTGTCCTTGAATGGTTATCACGGTTTTCTCCTTTCCTGCAAAGTCATAAAATATCAATCCTCCACAATTTCAAAGTTCTCTGGAGGATACAGATAATCTTCGCCGCTATCGTCGACCAGCCTATACCAGCCCTTTTCCACACCAAGAACGGTATAGACTTTGTCGTGCGTAAGCACTAAGAACTCGGTGTTGCCTTTCCAGCGTACTTTCATGTCAGTCCTCCCATTTCTTAATTTTGAATTTGTACTTACCGACCGAGGGCTCTTGGAACCAATGGACTTCTGCATCGATTTCCTCACCATGATAGTCAATAGTTCCTATGCCTTTACAATGCTGCCACTCATCAGGTTCTCCACCGATTTGCTCAGATAAACCTTCTACGACTTCGGCATTTAGTGGTTTACCGGCACCTTTTCCAGCAAAGACTTGTGCGTCTCGGATGCGAGTTCCTTCTGAAAAGTGAAAATATTCTCCGGATTCTGGGTCCAGCACATCATAGTTTTTACTTTTGGCTCCGACGCTTTTTCCAATCTGTATGTCCGCTATTGTATCAGATTTTTCGCTTTTATCAAGCGGATACGGCGGCCCATTGCGAACACCCCATTTTTGTCCTTTAATGCCGTGATGAGCCAGGACGTTGAAACCCAGCCGACCGCGGAGCTCCCAGAGAATATCTTCTACAATCTGCCGGGTTTTGGGGTGAAGTTTGATATAGTCTTTGTGGTCATCATACCAGGAGAAGATCTCACTCAGGTCACCTTTCTCCCAGCTGAA